TCCACCTGGCGTAACAGCCGCAGGGCCTGGATGCTGTCGCGGTGGTCGGGGTTGTGGCCGGCGATCCACTCCAGCGCCCTATCGTCGGTGCTGGTCTTGTCCTCCTCCACCTCGCCCTTCTTGCAGTAGGGGCTCTCCTCCAGGCCTAGCCCCTCCTCCCCATGTAGCCAATTCACTAGTTGCTTAGGGCTATTCCAGTTCACATCCAATCCCCCCGTCCAATGGAGTAGCTCACGACGCAGTGCTTCGGCCCGCTCCCCCATATCCGCTTGTACCTGCAGGAGTACCTGGCGGTCTACGGGGATGCCTGTCCTCTCCATGCTAATCACGGCACGGCCCACGGGGGCTAACAGGTTGGCGTGGTACTCCTTCGCCGTCCATTGCGTCGGGATCATAGGGGCCTCCACTGGTAAGGCAGGGTGCTAGGCTTGCGGTTGCGGATCCAATCAACTAGCTCGATGCCGCGGACGGCATCCATTAGGGAGTACTGGACCCACTCCGCCCAGCGCGGGTGCCCGGGCGCGAAGTCCGCCACGTCATACTTGCCTGGCACAAGCTTTGGCTCTGGGTGGAACCGGCGCCAAGTTACCCGGGTATGTGGCCGCCAGTTGCCTAGGTCGTCTAGGAAGTCGGTGGTTGCCCGGGCACGGCACGGCTTATCGCCACATACGCAGCCCCGCTCTGTGCTGGCTCGGACGACGACGGCCTCTTTGTCGTAGCTGACCATGTCCTTGAACGACGGACGCGCTGGGTACCCAAGTGCCCATTGCTCCATGTCCTTCAGGCCATAGGCGCGCATCCCCGGGGCAGCCACGCGAGCATACTGCAGGGAATCCTGCATGTTGGCTACCTCGATCCCCTCATTCAACAGGGAATGGTGATCGTGTGGGGAGTTGTGGGCCCACTTTATAATGTGGGGATTGCGGAGTACTGCCCGGATTGCAGGGCAGTCTAGAGCGGCACGGGGAAGGACGCGACCCACACCGATGTGGTACCCGCGCGGGTGGCGTCCCTCCGTCAATAGCCCGATCGACCAACAGTGGATACGAGCACGGTGCTGTGGGCTAGTCTTGTCGGGCTGCCCAAAGGTCTCCGTGTCCAGACCAAACTCGCCCGCCTTCTCTAGCGCTGCCGCAAGCAAAGGCCAGCGCGCTGGGTCATCCATCCACATGACTAGTTCGATTCGCTCGGGATGGGCTCGCTCTTCCCCGCCTCATCAAGTGCAGCCAGCATTATCCCGGCCGCTTCGTGGGCTTCCGTCTTGTTGCTGTCGTCCTCGTTTAGCGGGGGGTCGCACTCCACCGCAATATGCACGCCGTCTTCGTGTGCGTCCTCGACCGTGATAACAATGCGCGTCATAGGGGGTCTCCACCTGGGTTAATGGGCTGGTTGCGGATGAACACGGGCTGCTTTGATAGGCTAATGCTTACCCGCACAACGCTCTCACCGTCGAGCTTGCAAGCGCGCTCTGCCCACCGCTGGCTCTTGTACACCGAGAGCTTGCCATTGAGTGTCTTTAGGTTGCCCTCTCTATCGACAACCACAAACAGTGCTGGGTTCGCCATTATGTTTTGCTCAGTAGTTTGTTGAGTCGCTTGGAGTCTAGGGGGGTTAGGCACCCGTAATCGATTGCGTTGGCCAGGGTCTCGGCGATCTCCACCCAGGGCTCCCCGTAGAATTGAGTGTCACCTAGCCACGCAGCCAGCGCCTCATTCAGACGACAGGCCAGAACCTCAACACTAGTAAGGGCCATACAATGCAGTACCTCTCATTGCATAGGGTCGGCCGTCCGGTGTTCGCCGGATCAGGACCTGCTCCACATCAAACACCACATCACCTTGCACGTTCATGAAATGTACAAGGGCGAACCCCTGCTTGTGGCGCTCCGCATGGGGCCCGAGGAACTTGTCCTGTAGCTCCACGTGGATGTCTCTCATGTGCCCAATCGTCCAAGCGCCGTGGTCAACCGGCTGCCCGTACTTGTAAGTAGGGGTGATGCAGCTGTCAACCCTATGCGTGTGACCGTATAGGGTGTTCTGACCGGGGTAGTTTGCGAGGACGGCAGAAGCAGAGTGCTTTGAGAGACTGCCTCTCAACCTATGCCCATGCGTGACGAGGAGCCGGCCCAGTTTTAGGGCGGTGGATTCCCCGTGCATGTGCCAATGGTCGAATAGGTCCCCATATAGCTCCCACCATTGCGTGTCCAGGAACCCCGGGTAGTCATCCTGGACCGCGTCCCACCAAGCGCAGTGGTTTCCCGTGAGGCAGTGCAGACCACCGGTTGGTTGGTGCGCTGCTCGCCGGTTGGACTTCACGATCCCAACGATGGTCCGCAGGATGGGCAATGCTGCGGCCCGCTCAGCGGCGATGGTGCCCTTCCCGTCCCTAAAGTTGCGCGCCGGGCGTCCGTGCCGGCTAATCCCCGCGCTGTCAAAGGTGTCGCCGATCAGGATGCACCCGTTAACCTGCTGGGTCTCGGCCACCTGCAACATAATCTCTAGGGCATCGTCATCTTGCTTATCGAAGTGGATATCCCCTGGGATTAGCCAGCAATCGCCCGTGCGCACGGGCACATCGGTGACGATCACAGTGGCAACTCCAATTGCTCCGGCTCCACGGGTGCATCTACCGAACCTGCAGCATCTTTAAGGGCGGCCTGCCTGGCCACCTCGGCCTCACCGTCCGCCGCTTGCCTCTCCAGCTCCTCCTTGGCAGCCATCACCCGCAGGGCAGGCACGTCAACGCCGGCATGGGCCGCCAGCTTCTCCAGTAGCCCCATGATACTGGTGCCCTGGGTCCCTAGGGGGTACCGGAGTAGTGCAACCAGTGCACAGGTTCCGAACTTGACCATGGTCTCGGCTGCAATCTGGTTGTCGTCCAGTGCCGCAACCAAGTCCATCGCGGACACCGACAGCATGCCGCGTCCCGGGTGACCCAATAGGCCTGCCTTGCTCTCCAGCACTACGCCAACAGGGGCAGCATGGAGGGTAAGCACGGCCGTGTTCCGCTTAGGCTTGGGCCCTGTCTTCTGGGGGCGCAGCCGGCGGCCATCCCGCTTGGCCTTTGCCCTGTACACACTAGTGGCGCTCATCGAACCTCCTTTAGTATTGCCCGCTCCAGGTACCAGATTGCCTTCCGCAGGTCCTCCTCAAACGTGTCCGGGCTCTTGAGCCCCGCCCGTGTGATGTACTTGACCGCGTTGCCTAGGTGGTAGCCGAGGCCCTTTTCCTCAATAAAGTCGATCGTTTCGATCTGACCCGCCCGGTAATGCGACGGATTAATTTTGTCATCCATAGACCCTCCAGATTCGTCCGCAACAAAAGTCGGTGTACTAGGTGTAGGTGTAGCACCCACATAGGCCATAAAAGCGGGAATAGGAATATAATAGGTCACTTGGGCACTTGACGCTTCACCCGGAAGAAGTAGCGGCCTGGGCAGTAATTCTCCTCGTAGATCGTGCCGAAGTTCTCCTTAGCCCAGCGCTTGGCCGCCTCTCGCGTGTGGAACATCTTACCCGGGTAGTTGTACGTCGGACCCAATGGCCCCGACACCACGCGCGTGTCCTCGCGCTTCCAGTCCTGGTAGTCGGACACTGGTTCGTCGCTGTCGATCGTAGGAATCGTGCCCACTGGTGGGCGTTCGTAGTCATCAGGGTTCATAGGTTCTCGAATCGTGTCGCTGGGCCATTCCACCCCAGCCGGACAAAGCCCATAGGGCCGAAGTTAGCCTTAATCACGTGTAACTCTGCCGTATCATCTGCCACCGACTCTCCCCACTCCCTCTGCCACCGTCCCGGCCTAAACAGGCTCCACACGGCCTTTGTCGACTTCTCCAGCCGGCGACAGTACTCCGTGTCCCCTAGCGACGGCCGGATCCCGTTAATGTCCCGGTTATTCTGCCATCGGTCCCTGCCGCGCTGGATCACGTCAGACTTCACCTGGCTGGCGATTACACTGGCCATTCGGTGCTTCACGGCGCGCTTTTGCAGTCCGACACCCAGCTTGGCAATGTCGTCTTCCAGGTTCCGCGATTCCCCAAATATTTGGGCGTAGTCCCCCAGGAACAGCCTTGCCGGGGTCCCCTCGGTCTCCTCCACCCACGTGTCGATCATTGCCAACAGCTCAGCAACGTCGGGGCTCTCGAATTTGGCCTCAATCCTGGACGCCCACCCGGCGGCCTGGGCTGCTGCTAAATCTATGCGAGCCAGTTCGTCTTGTGACAGGTCCAGCCGGCCCATGTCGTTGGTCGCGACACCCGTATCCCCCGCTAATTGGCGCTCAGCTGTCGCGTCCTCGGGGTCTTCGCCTAGCACCCATAGCACACTGGCACCCGCCTTTGCCCCCGCCTCTGCCAAATGGCGCAGGAAGGCGCTCTTACCGTCCCCCGTGTGGGCTAGCAGCTCCGTGGCCAGCCCGATACGGACCCCGCCGAACACCCGATCGATCTCGGTAAACCCGGTGGGGATGTGCGTGAGCACTTGGTTACCCGAAGCCCGGCTTGCGACGTCCCGGCGTAAATCCAGGGCTCGCTGGCGTAGTGCCTGTGCGTAATTCATCGAACCCCTCGGTTATTGATGGCGGCACCTCCGCGACCGCCTTAGCGTGCCATTGTGGCCATTTCGCTAGCACGTCAATGAGCGTCAGCGTCCCCCGCAACCAGCCCTGGCGGGCTAGCCAGTCGCCCACCACCTTGCATTGCTCCACGGTTACCTCTAGCTGGGTCGCCGATTTGGACGCCCTCGCATAGCCCATGCCGCTATTAAGCGGTACGACCTTGCCACGGCTCGCTCCAATTAGGGCGGCCTCCAGAGGGCCGGATGCAATGCCCGTTACGGTAGGCGCTACCAGCTCCGTAAGCTTGGCGGCCACAGAGCGGACGACGGGGGAGGAAGACTGTGCACCAACCAACTCCGTTAGTAGTGCGTGCTCCGCTTTGGTTAGCGACAGCTTCCTCACTTGACCTCTCGCTTATGACCGTCGCACCCGTCGTGTTGAACCGGGTACCACGGGCACTCGCGGGAGCCCCAACGCTGGGGCCCTGGCCGGATGCTGACCAGCTTGTCACACTTCGGACAGTACCCCAGCGCCATGACTAGATCCCGTCTAGTGGCGAAGGGCCAGCGGGTGCCGTGAGGTCGGGGGCGGCGGTCGCCTGCACGTCGTCGGCCTCCTCCTTCTTGGCAAAGAAGCTCGCGCTCTTGGCCACTTGGAGCAACTTGGCGTACGGCATGTTGTCGTCCTTCACCACCACCCCCGCCTTGTTGGTGTACTCCTCTTGAATGAGCCCGCCACTCACAAAAATCTGGTCACCCACCTTGAGGCGCGCCAGCACGTCCAAGTCCTGTCCACTAAAGATGCCGGTAAAGAACCGGTCGACGGCCTTCTTGCCGTACGTCTTATCCACCAGGCGCACCCGCATCCCGGGGCGCTCGCCCAGCTTGATCGACTCAGGGGCCTTAACAATCGTCGCGACAGTAGAGAAGTTGTTCATTTTGTAGTCCTTTTCCTTACATTCCAGCTTTAGAGCAAACACTTGCAGACGGACAATACTTACACCAGGGACCCGGGCGCTCGACCACCCGGGACGTCATGCGCTTCCACGCTTCCTGTAACTCCGACTCAAAACTAAGCAAGGCCAGGGGGCCAACCTTGTACCACAAATTCTCGCGGGTGGGCTCCCTAGACCGCTTGGGCCAGTGGGTAATCGACAGCTGGCACTCCTCCACCCGGGTCAACTTGGACGCCACCAACCCGTAAAACAGCGTCTGGGGCGTCACAACATCCGGGATTTGCCATCCAGTTTTGAGGTCATCCACCCAAGCCACGCCAGATGGCAGCACACCCAGCCAATCACACGTGCCAACCACACAAGAAGCAGCTCGAGTATTTTTCCACGCATCCATTTCACTTGTGGGCCGATTCGATGGCCCCCGCTCAATCGCACCCGTAGCGCAATCGTAGCTAAGCGCCACCTCGTGGCGACCCAGGTTAGGTGGGTACAGGTTCACCCTATAAGGGTCCCACATCGACGCAAAGGGCTCGGCCGCCGCCTCCCTGTCGGCCTTGGCTAGGTGCATTGCCGTACCCCAATCGGCTGCCGCAGTTGGCCCCTCAGGGGGGTCGGTAAGAGGCCGCTTATCATTGTGCAATGACGGCATGTAGCCGTCTGACCACTTTCCGCGATCCAGCCGAGGCAGGTAGCTAGCGGCCGTACACTCCATGTGGCGATGGAGGCTACTTGCCCGCGCCCAGGGCATTCTTGGTCGTCCTGGCGATGTCGCCAATGGCCAGTTGGTCTTCTGGCTTCATCTCCTTTGCCAGCTTCAGCGCCATCTCCCATTGCGCCATGGTGGTGCTCGCCTTGAAGTGGGCCGTCACCTCGTCTAGCGTAGGCACCCGGACCTTGGGGGCCTTACGCACGCCCCCCTTGATGGGCTCACCCTGGTCGTCTGTATCCTCCATGCCACCCGCCAGCAATGCCTGGACAAGAGCTTGCTTAAACGCGTAGGTACCAGCCTTGCCGCCGGCTTTGTCCTGACTGTCAGCGCCTTGGCCATAGCCCGCTACATCGATGTAGCTCGCGTCCTCTACGGCCTGGATGCGGATCCGGACCTGGACCTCCGCCATGGTGCCATGGGAGCCCGGCTTGTTGCCTTCGATGACCTCCCCCTTGCCGACCGACTGGACCGGGTAGATGAGAATACCCAGGTCGTTGCAGATGCCACGTAGCCGGTCAACGAGTGTGTCGGCGGACCGGACCTTGAACCGGACCCCGTCCTTTTCAACGGCCTTAAGCACCCCACATCGCTTACGTAGCTCAACCATCAAGGCAAGGATGGCGCCGGGGCGACAGGTCATCGGACCATACTCGTCATCGTAAACTATGCCGCGATCGTTAATCATTCGTGAACCTCAAACCTATAGGCGCTCAGTTTTGCGAGTGTGACCCGACCATCCGCCGCCTTGAGCTTGACCCCATAATCTTCGTATCCAGACTCAATCCAATGGCCAAGAACGGTGCGGACCCACTGTTTTTGCTGGTCAGTACAGGGCAAGGACCCGCACTTGATATAATCCAACAAGAGCCTACACACAACACTCGGCGTCATTCCATGGACTAAGACGGAGTAGTACCTATCTCTGTCTCCGTCCTCGGACCAGACAGTTAATGTGGCCTCTATGGCTTTCATGAGTTGAACTCCTCCCGCTTGATGTCACTATACTTCAGCTCGCGCACCCTAACACATTTCAGGCCGCCATCCACCACCTCATAGGTCCGTTGGATAGGAATAAATCGGTTCTCTGTGGTGTGCGCTTCGTACGTAACCAGCCTCACAAATCGGGCCTGGTCGCATCGGTTCTGGGTCAATGTTGCAGTAAGCATGGGTCTCTCCTTAGGTTTCTTGTGCACCGTTGCGAATGTGATCCAATAAGGCAGCCTTCGCTACCGCCACCCTAGCGCACTGTGACATATACGCGGCTCGGGCTGGACCCATGCCAATCTGCCAGGTTGCCATGGGGGCGGAACCCGTCAGCTCCGCCAGCATTGCATCCCACAACTCCTTGATGGGTTTGGTGGCTTCCCGGTACTCGTCGGCTAGTTCGAGGGTGCGCTGAGTGTTGACGTCGGCTGAACCCGGGTAGAGCGTGTCAGAGCCGCAAAGGGGGCAGGTGTCGTCATCATACGCGGCCGCCATCAGTGACGTCGGCAATGGTGGTACACCCGCAGCAAACTCACGGAACCGGCCCTGGCAGTCCTCCTCGGGGTCATCTAAACTCACAGCTTACCCGCCGGTCTGCCGCATCCGGGTTGCCAAGCAGGTTCTCCGTGTACTCGGTACCATCTGCTACTGTAAGCGTCGCCGAGCCAAAACGCCGCGCACAACGCGCCCGCCGTCGCTAGGTTGTGGCCGAGGATCGACGGCCACACCGTCCACTCGTCGATGATTTCCATGAGATTCTGCGGGTCCCACGCGCGAGACACGTGCATGCCTTTGTGGCCGTAACCGCGCTCGCAGTTCCGATCGTTGCACCGTCTCACTTGCGCCACCTCCTGCGAATGAGTCGAGCGATCCACGGACCCGAGTAGTCATCGGCCAGGTTGTCGAGCCACGCCGCGATCCGCTCGGCGGTGTCCTTCTCGACACCAGCGATCAGCTTCTTCTCGTACTCGATGCCATTCCAAGCCTCGCCAAACACGGCCACGCGCGGGTCTTCGTTCATGCACGCAAGCGTGTAGCCAATGTCGTCTTGTTCCCGTTCGGCAGCCTCAGCTCGGGCGATTGCGGCGTCGCGTTCGTCTCGCAGAAATTGGTTGTGCTCAATCAAACGCTCTTCACTCGCCGCCAACTTGACGCGTAGCACCTCGATTTCGTCGAGTGCCGCGGGCAATGCGGTGCGGGCGTAGGCGATGAACGCGGCGTCACGTTGCGCTGCTTGCTCGTCTGTACATCCAGGCTCTGCGGCTGCGGATGATTCGCTATCATGGCCTGGTCCGGTTGCTCGCCATTCGCTGCCGTCGGTCTCGATCCAGACGGTAACAGGCCACGGCGCAGGCGTCGCCGCGTCACAGATCCGCCGAGCTTCGGCGATGTCAATTGGGTCAGTCACGGCTCACCTGCCAGCTTGCGCAGCTTGGTGAAACGCGGGACGTCAGTAGCTACCGGTTGCTGTCTCGGGGCATACGGCACGAGCCGCACGCGGATCATCGCATGCGCGGTTGTGGCCGGCACGTAGTGGCCGAGTCGTGGCACGACTGCCGTGGTCACAGCGCCACCTATCGTTTCCGCTGCACAAACCATCGCCATCACTTGCGCCACACTCCGATACGGACGAGTCGAGCGATCACTCATGGCTCATCTCCATTCGATTGGCGATGTGGGCATTTCTCTTCGCAAACCTCGCAGCACTCGTCGAGTGTTTCGCGCAACTCGTCCCGCTTTTGCTCAGCCTTCTCGGCTCGCCCAAGCGCCTCGCGAAGCCCGGCCTCGAGTTCGGCAATGCGTTCGGCCTGATCAAGAATCGTTGCGGCGTTGACCATGATTCCCTCCAACTTGGCGTCGTTAGCAATTTGGGTCTCAGTCTTGACGCGGCGCCTAGTCATGGCTCCCCTCCTCGACACGTTGCGCGGCCTCTAGCAGCAACCACATGCGATCGTTCGACCAATAGTCAGGGTCGATGTACCCGTTAGTGGCGTGTTCAGCGTCGGCGGCCAAGTTGCCGATTTTCCACTCAGCGAATGAGTCGTATAGGTTCATCTCCGCGTCGCTAAGCGCGCGGAACGACTGACTTGCCCCCGAGCAAATCAGATCCGCCGCACATCGCAGAAGCTCGACCACCTGCTCTCGGTCATCATCAGTCATCATGGCTCCTAAATCCCTGGAAAAGGCCAACTATCAAGGACACCACCACAAACACGCACCCACCGGCTAGCCCGAACTTGGCCAACGCTGTGGCTAGTTCGCCCATCACAGGGTCCCCAATGGTGTACAGGTGGTGGCCTCATACTGGTAACCACTATCGTGGTCATAGCAAGCCCACGTCAAACACTCGCCCGCCCGCGGTGTGCACTCCGGCCGCGACATGTCGGCGTCACATGCCAGATTGCAGCAAGGGCTCTCGCCCGGGTCCATGGGCACGCCACAATGGTCCGGAGCAATGCATGCCGCATGGGGTGTTTGTGATGTGCAAACGGGTACGCAGGTAGGCGGGGACGGAGGGGGCTCCACACATCCAATAAGTAGGGCAAGTGATATATATTTCAGCATGACAGGTGGTTGGTTTGTGTTAGACAGTAGGCCAGCAGGGCAACCCCGGCGATGCGGACGAGGATCATGAGGGTGCGGAGTTGCCAGGGGGTGGGGGTGGGGTTCTGCATAGTTGCTCCGTTCAAGTTGATTTGTGTCCTTTGAGGGGCGTGTGCCCCGGAAGCTGGTGAGAAGTAGGTGCCCTATTGGGCTCCGGGACGTCATTCGTAGATACTGGGGCAACCACGCCGCGCAGCCCTAATCAGAGCCCACGCCAGCCATTGGTGCCATTTGTTGGCCCACGGCCTGCTATAGCACTCCAGAAACGCGGTTGCAATCTTGAACTTTACTGGGTCGGGACGGCTCATGATGTCCTGTGGGTGGTAAGGGCACCAGCGCATTCGGCCTGGCAGTAGATGGGGCTAGATGGCACGATGCCCATGTATGCAGGCCCACCACAAAAGCGACAAGTGTGGGGGGTATTCGGAGGGGGCCCCCTTGTCGGGGGCGGGAGGGGTGCTAACGGGCTTATACCAATAGATGCATGTCGTGAGCCCCCATACACTAACCTCCATAACTCCAATTGGTACACTGGTTGTACAGAAAACAACGGCCTCCATGCGTGATAGGAGGGGGTGTTGTGGGTCAGGTATTGAGACAATGGTGCGAGCCGTTGGGTCGAGCCCCATCGAAAAGAAGTCGCCATCGTTTACGCTGACATATAGGCCCCCAATAAGTTTTGATGGGGTAAATATACGCTGAGTAAACAGTTTATGCACTACTAAGGCCAATTCAGCTCTGAACTCAAGCAAGTTGGGAAAGTTCAGCATAGGGTCATTGAGTGTGAATTTTTTGCCACACTTGCATGTAGGATTTCTGTCGTTACATTGGGAGAGGGTGCCCCTGGGACCTAAGGGAGAGCGTAGGTGGTAGGGGGCCTAGGGTGGGTTAGGTGGCTAGATAGGAGGTGCCGGTACACAGCTGTGCCACAGCCATACCACGTAGGCTGCTAACTCAGCGGCCAGCACCGCACGATCGCGCTCGTCATCTAGGGCCAAGCTCTCGTGCTGGGAAAGGAAGGCCCTAAGCAGCCGTTCCAGGTCTTGCAGGGCGGGTTGATGCCTCTTAGCCACGGGGGCGCTCCGTCACGCAATGGACGATGTAGGCCACGGTTGCGAATAGTAACGCAGCAAGGATGGGGTGGATGTCTACAGTCATCTATGCCTCCAGCGGGTTGAGAACATTGACGGTCTGGTACAGAAGAGCGCTCGCCATCTCCTCCGCGTCATCGTCTGCCCACACGGACCTAGACGTGACAGGAGCCATGTGCGCAGCCCGGGTCATGGCGTTGTGCACATGCACCTTGCTGTCACCTGGTTCCTCGGCCAGGGCCTCAAGACAGCGGGCAAGCGTGCCGTCTGTACCTTGTCCTGGAATGCGGAACTTGCCGGATTGGACGATTCGGGCCAATGCGTCGGCGCCCGACAACGTGGCGCGCGAGTACCGCTCGGTATAGTAGGTGTTCCAACCTGACTCCCATGTGCTGGCAAAGGAAGCCATGAGGGGCTCCACCTCGTCAATGGCGCGCTGCACTAGGTCGCGGAGATTGGACTGGCGATGCGTCCCCCTAAATAGGCTCTTCGAACTGTGTAGCAACGTCAGATTGATGCAACGCGCCCGCTCCGCTAGCAAGCTAAGCTTATACCCACCCGTTCCATTGTCAGCCGTTGCGCATCGCAGCACGATTCGGTGCGTCTCGCCCACACCGCCCGCCGTGGTGCCGTCGCTCAACATGTAGGGATTCTGTAGGATGACGTCAATGCGGGCGCGCGCACCGGTGTAGCGGATGCGTGCCCTGCTATGGGTCGGTACCACCCTGGTAAGGTCGTCGGCGACCGCGTCAAGGTCATAGTTCACATAGGCTGGAGACACGACCGCGTATAACTCACGGTCCGCCTTTAGCCCATCACGGGAGGTCGGTAGCTTGCGCGTACGCAATTTAACGTCATGTGGGGTCACCTGTGTCCACCATGCCTGCAGGTCAGACGGGGCGGCAGCCCCACCGGGGTATTTCGCCAATAGCTGCTTCATGGCCGTTTCCGTTGGGGAAACAACGGTTCCGCGTGCCCCAATCCAGAAGCCACCCCAGGGGCAGGGGGTCATCTCGCTATCAGCCAGCTTAAGCTCGATGTCAGTCCGGTCCTCGGCCTCCACGGTGTCAGCTAGGCTCTCAAGAGCGCTATGTGCGTCGGGTAGTGCATTGAAGGCCGTGCGGGCGCGGCGGATTGCGTGCGACTGGATAGCCGTACCTGGCGGAAAGTACGTTTCCCCGGTGTGCAGGCCTAGCTGGGTAAGCGCGCGATAGTCGGATTCGGCCCGAAGGCGCAAGTCATCCGTGCGCTTGGTTGGCGCTTCCTGCGCAGAAGTGAAGGGGGTGGCGGTTTCGTAGCTGATCTCGTCATTAAAATTGGTCATATAGACGTCCTTGTACGCAAAATCGGGCATTGGTGGGTTTTTGGGAACAATTATCGATCTAGCGATAAACTTATCGGAATAGCGATGTTGCTACACAACACGAAGGGCAGTGGACCGCTTGTGTTTGGCGTTGCTACGTGCGCCATGCTCATCTAGGTACACAGAGGCTCGCGTTGCCCTGTCTTGTGCCCCATTGCAGATGCCGCATTGCTCACACGTAAGGCGCTTAGTTAGACGAGTAGCGGGACACTCAACCATGGCTGCAGCCACGTTCAGTCGTTGGCCGGGGCGTCGTGCATAGAAGGCGCGCCATCCACTCAGGATTGCAGCTGACAAGTCGGCGCCGCTATCACAGCTAGCCATGAGGTTACGCCGACACCAATCCATGTGGAGCCATTGGCCCGCTTCCACCGTATTGGTGGCCGCCAGGGACACCGCAACACCTGCGGACATCACAGCCCATTGGTGAGTGTAACCGGTATGGATGCGCGGCTTCACGTCATCTATCAGGTTGCGCCACACATCGTATGGGACCGCGGCAGGGTCGCCGTAGCTCCCCAGCCGTAGGCCATGGGCTTGGGCCGCCTTCGACAGCCGAGCTAGGTGGCTGTGGTAGTTCACGTCGGGCCGGCCAGAACGGTCCCATGCAGCCCACACCGAACGTGGCGCTTGGAAAATGGTTACATAACAATCACCACCTAGCGAGTGGCGGCGGGGGCATTGGCCACACACTGAGCCGTCTAGGCCCTGCTTAGACGCGTCGGTTGGGGCCGTGTCAGCGCGCATAATCCACGTTTGGACCATGGGGCCGGTTTTGGTGTTGGTGCTCGATACGGTGGCCAGCACCACAATGGGCGCGTGGTCGAGCACGGAAGGGCCGTGATAGATGACGATGGGGGTGTGTTGTTTGCTCATTGTGACCGTCCGGGGCTAGTATTGGCGATGGCGAATGTGTGCAGCCTTGACACCATAAATGGATGGTGCTGGGTCGAGTGACTCAACAGAAAATGTTTCAACCCGATGGCAACCATGGCAACGGGGCGCGCGCGGGATGTAGGTCTCACTCACGACTCAACCTCGACCATCAACCGTTCGATAATCTCGACAACGTTAGACGATGTCCACGTATGCCATCCTTCGGACGATTCGCCGAGATCAGCCGCAACCTCCCACAATTGATCGTCCGTAAGACTCTCCAATCGTGACTCTAGATCCTCACTCAAATCAAACTGATAGATCGTGTGACGTAGGTCTCGCAGGATCTGAGGCAGGTTCTCCATAAACGCTTCGTGTTCCAGGTTACAGAAATGATCCTCGTCTAATACAGGGTAGGACTCCAGATCCCGTGCGATTTCTGCCGCAATCGCGGCACATTGTGAACCCGGCCGAGTAGCGATCTCCTCGACCCAACCAACGGCAAAATGGCCGTAGTTCAGGACACAATGATCGAGCCCCTCAGGATCGACAGCCTCAAGCCTGGCAAGCGTAACCTCCCAATTCGACTCGGCGAGCAGCCCCGAATCGCGATGGTGACCAACGGGCCCAGTCTCCCACGCGGAGATATCCTCCGCGATAGAGACATCGCCACGAAACGATCCGTGTTTGAGCGCACCTCGATCTAGGTCTTGCTCGCTGCAGAACGTCTCCCACCAATCCTGGCAAATCTCGCTCGCCAGGGCCTCATCTGGCATACCATCGGCGAACACCTTCGTGTTACCTTGGCCTGTACTCACAAGGACGTCGGCTTCTGGGTACTGCAGGCGAAGTTGACTGCGCACATATGTTTCGAACAATTCATCAGCATCCGGAAAGTTGTCGCCTTCGTAGGTGGATAGGTACACGTTCAATTTGTGCATGGTGGCTCCTTAGCGTTGAAGTGACTCTTTACGGCCGGAAATAATAGTGTGAGAGCAGACTTTATGTGCCCATTTGGCACCCTCAAGGGCTCGATTGCAGATTTTGACCATTTCAGTGTCGCCAGCTTGGCCTGCTTCATCGCGCAATTCGAAGATGTCTAAAGTGTCGATGGGCCGGTCGGCATCGCGCATCAACTCGTCCATGCGCTCTGCGGCCACCTTGTCGTAATCGGTGAGCGAATCCGACAAGCTATCGAAGTCAAAGGACAATTGAGCGTCGGACATTAGCGCACCATCCCAGCAACGGAGTCAATACAGCTGGAGATGAGTCGGCCGTTGGCCGTGGTGAGCACGGTGGGCTTGCCGTCCTCTGAGCGGCGGTACCACATAGCCGATGCGCCTTCCTGCGTCAGCATCAGAGTGAGCAGGTTAGCCGCGTGAACGGTGGGGCAAATAACGGTGGTAGACATTTGGTATCCTTCTTGCTTGCAATGGGTTGACGATTCCGAGAGCACCTATAGGTATCTATAGGGGCTGTCGCAAGTGTCAATTGCGTTGCACGTCCACCCAATCGGGCCGGATAGCGCATGCTGCATTGGCTAGCGTTTGGCGTATTGGCCGCTAGTGGCCCTCAAGGTCTCCCCGACCTTTCTGAAGGGTGGGGTATCCTAGGTCGCTACATAACCAAGATTTACGTGGTGTCAAGCATCTGAAACGCGATCACGGGTCGGCCCTCTCGGCGCGGCAACGTTCACAGCTGTGGGTCGCTCGAGGTCGGCGACGCGGGCACGGAGATCGGCCAGTTCGTCGGCAGGCGTGGACACCGGTCCGTAATGGCACGGCCCGTCGTGATGCATCTTGTGCCAGCACCTACTGTTATAGCAGCGTGGTGGCGTCATCCTGCCCTCACACTCTCGAGGTGGTGCCAGTCGGCGATCGCCATCGTTTGCATGATTAGGAGTAGTGCAGGGCGTGTGCCACGGTTGCGCGTAGTGATTCCAGGGGGTTACGTGGTCGGACCAGGGCCAAGTGGGGGTGCAGTCGCCACCTAGCGGCCAAGTGCCTGAAACCACAGGTGGGGGTGCAGTCCCACCCCGGGGGTTTGGCCCCACTGGCCGGTTGTGGGTGCAGCACCTACATCCTAGCGTGCGAGGGGAGCCGGCACACTAGCGGCGATGTGTGACATGGGCCCCGGGTACAAATCTACCCACCCCCCGGGTACTCCCCCACCCACCTGGGGCCTGGACCCCCACCCGTCGACCTCTGGGGGATAGTTGGCATGAGGGGCGCAACGGCCTATGTGCCCAATCCCCAAAACCTTTCGACCAAATCTGTAAGGGATCTAACTAAGAATCGGTCTACTAGTTCCAAATCTGCAACCCACTGTGCCAATATCCGCAACAACCCCCCTAAAAATCAGCCTCGCTGGCTAGTTTGACGCAGTGCGTCAGACCCAGCACGCAAGTAGGGCCCAATTGACGGGATATGCAGGTCAGTTGTCCCGGAGCCCACTAGGGCGACCTTGTTTATAAAGCTTCCGGGGCACAAACCCCTATCCAGCCCTGGATTATGGCGCGTGAGGGCAAATTGTGCCAATTTGGCACACCACATGGCGCCTAATGGTAAATTAGGGCTTGTCAACCCCCTAAAGACCTGGCAGTATAAATATCAGCTCTCGATACGCGGCGCGCCCAATCCAAACGGGCCGACCTGGCAGTAGAGGGGGCACTAAGGCTGGAGTGGGAGCAGATCGACGTTCCAACCGTTGATATGCAGGTAGGTTCGACTCCTACCCCGGCCGCTATTACCGACATTTAGACCCTGCATCGCAACTCCGCTTGTCAATCATGGCGCGGATGGTGGGGTCGCCCAGTCGGGCTAGAGGTTCAATGCTTGCATGCCGCACCTGTCGAGTCGCCCTATCCGCCGCCCACGGGTGTGTGGTGTGTGACTCCATGCGCAAGCAGCTGGTAGCCGTTGGTGACACCGACGAGGAGCGCCCTAGCTTGGCCCAGGTGAGCGCCGAGGTTATCGCCGGCATCCGCTCCCAGGTACGCCATTACCGTGCGCTCCTAGACGCCGACAAGACTGATAGCACGTCGCTCAACCGCCTGCTCGCCCTGTCCAACTCGGCAGCCAAGGTGCTAGAGGCCGCCCGCAAGCTGCAGGCTGATGGTAAGGACGCCGTCGACTCCATGTCGTTTGCCGAGCGCGCCACCCTGTTTATCGAGTGGTACATGGACCTACCCCCGCCCTACCGCGTCAAGCTACGGGCGCAAATGGACGAGCACGAGACCGCGTTGATGGCCCCTGTGGCCGTACCTGCCCTGCCGAGGCCCAATGAGTGATCCAGTTCTAGTTAGGCAGCTCGCCCCAGGTGACCTGCCTTACGTATTTAGCACATGGCTACGTGACCTGCGGGACGCCGACGCCAGTGCCCTTCCCGATGACCTGTGGTTCGCCGCACACAGGTCCCACATCGAGCGCACGTTAAGTGACCGCCGAGTGGTTGTGCTCGTGGCTGCTGCTGCTGACGCGCCCGATGAGATCCTGGGCTTCGTCGTCGCATACCCGGAAGAGAGGCTAGTATGGGTTCAGATTCGAAAGGGACTACGCAAGCAAGGGTTGGCAAAGCGCCTGCTGCTCCAAGCCGGAGTGGGTCCAGGGACGCCAGCCGAGTGGATGACGCCGCTAGGACGTCAGCGCCTGCCGAACCCGCGCCGGTCGCGCCAGCTGCGCCGAAGCAGATCGCACTCGTTGACGGCCGCCAAGTAGCCGAACTGTACGTCAACCTAAAAGGCGACCCCCACCTCATTACGTGGGACAGCGGCACGCACATCTTCACCCGGGTCTACTACTTCAATGGGATCTTCCATTGCGGCGACCGGACTAACAACGTGATTGGTTGTGAATACGTGACGATGGCCAACTACCAGCCCGAGGTAGGTCTAACACTCTACACCACCCGGTACAAGGTGTTCGTGCCCACTACCTATTGCACGGCCAATTGGTCTAACACCTACATAGACTAAAGGCCCTACCCATTCCTGGATAAGGCCTTGTGGTGTCGCTATCGGAGCCCCTTTAGGTATTAGGAGCCGAGGTCCTTGTGCTCTAACCCTCTCTCCCTCTGCCCCTTGGGACCCGTCTTCGACAATACAACTCCCAGATCGATTTGTCTACCTGTATATTTTTTGCCACACCTAAGTAGCCATGGCCGGTAAGACCAAGGACCTGCTCCCCCACCTGTTCAGCTCCCTGCGGGCTGCTTCAGTGGCGCGCCGCGTCACGGACAAGTGGCTGGATAAGGCCGCCGTCCTCCGGTCCCTCCTGATGCCCTCCCAGGCCCGTCTGGAGAAGGACCGCAATCCTCGCGTTGCCGTGCGCTCTGCGCGACGTTGCGGCAAGTCGACGGGCGCCATGTTCCTGGTCGGAATACGCTGCCTGGAGCGATCTGGTAGCGAATGGGTGGTCATCGGCCTGACCCGCCCCAGCGTCAAGCGCATCTACTGGCTGGCCCTGCAGCAGCTAAACCAGGCCTTTGAACTGGGGATTAAGTTCCAGCATCAGGAGCTGGTCGCCACGTTCCCCAATGGGTCGCGGGTTTACTTTGTCGGGGCTGAGAATCGTTCTGAGATCGAGAAGCTCCGCGGCGGCAAATACGACGGCGTGGTGGTGGACGAGTCCAAGTCGTTCAGCCCCGGGGTGTTTGACGAGTTGCTGAATGACGTTCTTGAACCAGCGCTGATGGACCGTCGCGGCCAGATGCTGCTGATTGGCACCCCTGGCGACGTCCTGGACGGGCCCTTCTACCTGGCCACCACGGATGAGCCGGTCATATTCGACACCCCAAATGGTAAGCGCCAATCCAATGTTTTGTTCGGGTGCGAGAGTCAGCACCCAGCTGTGTGGTCGTTGCACACCTGGACCCTGCAGGACAACACGACCAAGTTTGTCGATATCCACACGGGGGACGAGTACACCCTGTGGGATGAGGCAGTAAAGCGCAAAGAAAAGAACGGCTGGTCAGACGATCACCCCACGTGGTGCCGTGAGTACCTCGGCAAGTGGGTCGCTAACCTAAACCGCTTCGTCTATCGCTACCGCTCCTATACCCACGACTACCTGCCCTGCCACGATACCCGGTGGGGTCTGCCTGGCGACAAAGACGCTAGCTGGCGGACCTGTATTGGGTGGGACCTAGGCTCTAGGGACGGCACGGCAGTAGTCGTGTGGGCCTTCTCCCCCACAGAGCCAGGGCTATGGGAGGTCTACAGCGAGCGCCGCGTGTCGACTCCCGAGCGCCCATTGAACGTCCAGGTAATCGCAGACTGGTACCACGAATTGGAGGCGGAATATGGCCCGTTCGTTGGGTGGGTGTGCGATCCAGCCGGCTTGGCGACCATGGTCATGGACACGTTGGCAGCAGAACACCAGGTGTACCTGGAGCCAGCTGAGAAGAAGCAGAAGCTTGACCATATCGAGCTTTTCAATTCCGACCTAGACGCGGGTCTCATCCACATCCGCCGCGGCTCGGCACTCAGTAAGGAACTGCTAGAGAACCGCTGGCTAGAGAAGTCGATCGGCACGGACCGGCGGGTCGAGGACCCAGCCACTCCCAATGACACCTGCGATGCGGCCCTATATGCCTTCCGGTGGTGCCTACATCGCCAATCCCGGGCCCGTACTCCTGCAAAGCCCATGTTCACTCCCGATTGGTATGCCCAGGTCGCCCGCGAGGAACTGGCCCAGGCGGAGGAGCGCGCTCGGGCACGTAACGCACCCGCAACCCTTGATACTGACTGGTGGTCCTAATGAGCCCCGCAGACTTCGACGCCTACCTGACCGTTGCCCGCCGGCACAATGTGATGTCCCTTGGGCTAGAGGTCCCGGTGGTGGACGCCATCACCAAGGTAACCACGATGGCCAAGCTGTCCGTCACCCTTGGGCCCGACATGACGCTGGTGGCCGGTGGGGAGGAGCCGGAGCCGGGTAGCTGGAAAGAGTGGAAGGGCCCCGAGGCGCTCGACTCCATGGGAGATGACGAGTGAGCGGCGGCGGCACGAAGCACATGGGCAACTGGGTAGCCCCGACCGACGACACCATCCCCTGGTACGAGGTCGACAAGGACGAGCCCGACAAGGTTGCCCGCACGATCATCGAGACGGTGCGCGACATCGAGCAGCGCCAGACCTCCATCTTCGAAGGCAACCGGCGCCACGCCCGTATCTACGCCGGCTATCTTCCAAATGGGATGGCCTGGTCGTCTGGTCCCGGTACCAATGTGCGTGCCCCCTTTGAGGCGACGAAGGCTGTCATTCGGTCGGTCTGCGATACGGCCACCGCGCTCATCGTCCGCTCGCGACCCAAGGCGACCATCGTCACTGATGGGGCCGATTGGGATATCCAGCGGCAGGCCAAGGACCTAGACCAATTCCTTGTAGGCGGATACGAGCGCTCCAAGATTTACGAGGTCGCCCCCCGCTGCTTCCACGACAGCACAGTGTTCGGCACGGGCGCCTGGAAGCTAGTCCCGCGCGGGACTGGCGACGATTGGCATGTGGCCTGTGACCGCGTCCTCCCAGACGACCTCGTGGTGGATGAGGATGAGTGCCACGACAACCTGATGCCAGCGTGCATGTACCACCGCGTCGTGGTGAGCCCCTATTCGCTAATCAAGCGGTATGCCAGCAAGAACCCCGAACTGGCATCCAAGATTCGGGCAGCTAGCAGCGTCTCCAGCTGGCCCAACCGCTCGATCCCAAAAGGCAAGATTATCCTTGTCGAGGCCTACTTTGTCGACCCCGACGGTGGCAATGGTCGGCGGGTGCTGTGCGTCGAAGGCGCGGTCATCAAGGACGGTGCGTGGAAGCATCCGTGGCACCCTTTTGTTGTCCTACATTGGGCTCCCCCGATCAGCGGCTTCTACGGAGACGGGATCGCCTATCGCCAGTATGGTCGGCAGTCCCGCATCACCTACATGTACCGCTGGATCCAGCGCTGCCACGACCTGTTCGCCACCCCCAAGGCATGGGTCGATCCGGCAGGTGGCACACCCACGCTGCAGATGAGTAATGATATCGGCGCGGTCATCATGACCCGTAAGCCGCCTGTGTTCCAGACCCAGGCGGTCTGCCCTCCCGAAATTTACCAATGGCTGAATAACCTGGAAGCTGGGGGGTACGAGGACGAGGGTATCTCCCAGACATCTGCCCAGAACCAGTTGCCCACGGGCATCGAGTCGGCCCCTGCCCAACGCGAGTACAGCTACAAGGAAGGCCAGCGGTTCGCCCCTGTTAGCCAGCGCTGGGAACATGCCGTTGCAGTGGAGACGGCCGAGAAGATGACGGCTCTGTACCGCGAGCGCGCCGCTGCCTCGGGGTCTAAGACCCTTACCCAGCGATGGGCGGACTGCAACATGATGCGCCAGATCGAGTGGCCCGACCTAGAGGAGCACGCCTACCTCATCCGGGCTGCCGCTAGCTCCCTGGAGTCGCTGTCCCCTGCGAGCCGTATCCAGGCCGCCATTGAGTTGCAGCAAACTGGCCTGCTTCGGGCCGGTGAAGGTCGCCGGTTGATGGGTCACCCTGACCTCTTGCGGTCGGACGAGCTGGACAACGCTCCCATCGCCTACGCCGAGATGGTGCTCCAGCGCATCCTCACCGGCGAGTACGTCGAAGTGGATGACTATGCTGATCTGTCCATCCTTGATTCTACGATCCGTGCTGGTCGCCTGCTCTCGATTACCAAGGGCGCGCCCCAGCACCTTATTGACGCACTCAGTGACTTCCTAGACAGGATTGACGTCGCGCTCCAGCGCGTCGCCCAGTCCGCTCAGGCCGCCGCCCAGGCCCAGCAGGGCATCGGCGTCCCGAGTGACCCATCCACGGCATCCCAACAGGGCATGCCACTCCCCTTTAGCTCAGGACCAGGTTGATACAAATGTCTATGCCCACTACTAGCGCAGATGGCGCACCTGCCCAGCCCGGCGCAGGATTGAACTTCATTGGCGGCTTCGGCCCCAGCACCCCCGTGTCGTCTGACCCGGAACCAGCTGCAGAGGCAGCCCCCGAGGCCCCCACTGAAGCGGCACCTGTCCCCGCGCCGGCCCCTGAACCGGAGAAGCCGACTAAGCTGGCTGAGCTGATTGCGTCCCAGCGTGCGGACCGGCAAGCCAAGGCCCTCGCGGAGAGCCAGGCCAAGACGATTGCAGATGAGAACGCCCAGCTCAAGGCCCAGATCGCCAAGCTGTCCAGTAAGGACATCGTGTCGGACGCAGTGGGGTGGGCCACTGCCAATGGGCTGACGAAGGAGGAGATGGCCCTAATTGGCCAGTCATTCCTCTATGACATTGTCCCGGATAAGGCGCCGCCCGATTGGCGCATCCGGCAGTTTGAGGCCAAGACGACGCGTGAGTCGCGCCTGGCCGATGAGCGGCGAGCCCAGGAGGCCGCGGCATCCGAGCGTCGCCAGTACGAGCAGCAAGTTACCCAATACACGGAGTCCCTCAAGGGATTTGTGACCTCCGCGGACGAGACGGCAGTGCCGGAGTCTGTGGCGTGGTTCGGCGGGAACCATGACGAATATACCCAGTCGCTATTCGCTACGGCCAACAACTTGGCCCAAGCGGCAGCGGCTCGCGGTGAGGTAGCGGACCTCAGCCCTAGGGCGGTTGCCGGCGTTCTCGAGGCTGAAATCAAGTCTCGATTGTCCCGGCGCAAGAGCGCAGCAGCAGGCGCACCCCCAGCACAGATGGCCCCTCGGGCCGGCGGAGTACAGTCCGCGGAACCAACCAGCACACAAGGGCTCGGCGGCGGCGGCGCCCCGCGAGCCAAGGCGATGACCGAAGCGGAGCGCCTTGAGCGCGCCATGGCCGTCGCATTCAAAACCAAATAAGGAATCAACATGTCTACTGTTTTGGGCGACGTTCAATGGAACGCACTACTTAAGGAACTCTACCCTGATGGCCTTCCGGCCGAAATTATGATGCGCAAGCATGTCTTTCTGAGCAAGGTTCAGAAGGATGGAGATGCGTACGGTGACCACATGGCAATCCCGGTGGTCTACGACAACCCTGCTGGCCGGTCCGCCACGATTGCACAGGTTCTTGGCTCGACGGATAGCCCCATTGGACCTACCAAGTCCATCAAGTTCCTGGTCTCTCTGGCAAGCGACTACGCGGCCACGTGGATCAATGAACTGACGATCCGCAAGGCGGCCAATGACCGCGGCGCGTTTGTAAACGCCCGGAAGTTCGAGGTTGACGGCCTCCTTCGTCAGCTGGGCAACTCGCTTGCTCATGCCCTATATCGTACAGGGGATGGCACCATTGGCAGGGGCGATGGTGCCTGGGCCGTTGGGGGTAACGTGGTTACGCTGTCCAACCGGGCCGACACTAAGTTCTTTACCACGGGCATGGTCTGTGACTTCATTGCCAATGTCGGTGGTGCGCCGTCTGGTGTCGCGAAGAACTCGAGCGTCACGTTTAAGCCGATGGTCACAAAGGTTGATGAGGACGCAGGCACGATCACCTTCGGACTCCTCTCGGATGGAACCACGGCAGTTACGGCACTGAACTTGGTGTTTACCTCGCCAGTTGTTGCCAATACGGACTTCATCGCCCCTGTCGGTGATTATACGACGTCGGCTACCCTGCTCAAGGTCCGGGGCCTCGCGGCCTGGATCCCGCTCACGGCGCCTGTCGGTGGTGACAGCTTCTGGGGTGTCGACCGCTCGGTGTACCCGACTCGCCTGGCCGGTAACCGCCTGAACGACCCAACGGCTCCGGCCGAGGACTCGATCATGGCATTGGCCGAGGTCATGCACGAGCGCGGCGCGTCGCCCGATATGGCGATCGTTAGCCCCCGTCAGTTCACCAAGATCTCCAAGCGCCTCGGCGCCAAGGTGGAGTACGACGGTGCAGGTGGCAATGCTGCCCACGGGTTCATGACCTTCTCGATCGCCACGTCGGCGGGTCACATCCCGGTCTACGCGGATCCGGACTGCCCCGAGGACCGCGGCTACCTCCTCGAGATGAGCACCTGGCGCATCAAGCACCTGGGCCTCCCCGAGATCGTCACCACGGACGGTCTGTCCGCGCTCCGTCGGCCCGGCCTCGACCAGATCGAGATCCGCTGCCGCTACTACGCGCAGCTGGTCTGCCTGGCCCCCGGTATGAATGGGGTCTTCGCTGTCAGCTAAGTAGCTGGCAAGGACTGACTACTAACCTGGTCGGTCCGTTCCTTCGCCCCCTCTTGTGATATGCCGAGGGGGTCAAGGAGCGGATCGGCTCCCTTCCAAGGAACTACAATGCCTACTAGCCAATCTGTTTACGGAAACTATGACCGCCTCGAAATCGAGGGGTCTTTCGACATCGACACTGCAGGCGCGGTGACCAACGTTAGCTTTCCCGCTGGTGTTACGGCCACGGGACGCGGCGACAATATCTCGGTGTCCAAGACGGGCGCGGGGACCTATGTGGTCACCTACAAGAACTCCTCAGCAGCCAGCGCTCTAGTTGTCCCGCTCTGGGCTGACGCGTCAGTCGTCCCGCTGGCATTCGGGTCTGGCGCGCTTGGGACGGCCGTGGCTGCCCGTGTGCAGACCCTGACTCAGCCCACCTCCGGCACCGCCCAGGGTGATATCCAGTTTACTGTTATCACCTCTGCCACTGTTGGTGGCGCGGCGGCCAACAACGGGGTCACTGCGGAGACCATTTGCTTCCAGGTGATCTTCCAAACCAACCGAATGGGCTTGGCGCTGTGACCCCCGGTCGCGTCATCACCACCGCTGGCGTGTCGACTACGCCAGTTAAGGCATCCCGTCGTGACGCGGTCCGGCTCGTGCGTGAGGCTTTATTCAAGCCTGACGCCACTGATGACGATCGCGACGACGCCCTTGAGGCGCTCGTTGAGCTGAGCAAGGAATAACCCATGGCCAACCCAACCCGCGCTGTCTTGCGTACCCGGGCCCGCATACGAGCGGACCAGGACCTTGGGCAGTACCCCGACGACACGCAGTTTAACTACCTGCTAGACGAGTGTGCCATGACGGTGTGGTACGCACTCATTGGGGCGGGTTGGCCAGTCGACTTTACCACTATCAACATTTCGGCAAACGGCGCACAGACCTACACAGTCGTGGCCGGTACGGGCCTTGTCCAGGCTGTCTACGCCAATGTGGGTGGCAATCTCCAGCTTATGCAGCGAGTTGAGCAGAGCGATTTGGCTGCCCTACGCAGCACCAACTCCTCGAACCCATCTAGCTACTATGAAGTCCGCATTAACCCAGCAGCCGGCCTAATCATCGAGTTCTTCCCAAAGCCGACAAGCGGCACCTACCGAGTCGACTACATTGCGGACCACCCTGGGTTCGCCAATGACGCCGACAAGTGGTATGGCCCTGGTGGGTCCGATGAGATGATCGTGCTGCTGGCAGCTGCCAAGGCGCTCCGTAAGGAGGGTGAAGTGGCGGATGCGGCTGCACTGGACAAGGAGTACATGGTGCTCGCTGACCAGGTCCTAAGCCGGTCTAGCTGGATGGACATGCGCAACCCGCCCAAGATCCGGGATGTGCGCCGCGCGGACCTCAAGTTCGGGTTTGACTACCAGGTCGGCAACAACCCGTTTGACACCTAATGCCATCTACAGGGAAACCGATTCGGCTGGGTCCCGTCGCAGACAAGGACGTGGACGCCAACTTTACCCAGGTACGCAAGGCGCTCCTCGAGCTGTCACCCCTAGCTGGGGAGCACGATCCGGCTACAAATCGGACAACGCTCGGCCTTGGGGATGCGGCGGTCGGGAAGCTCACCCCTCTCACCACCCTGGCAGTTGGCGTGAATGCGATCACCCCCACCGTGGCGAGCCCCGTGGGCAGGATTACCGCGTTCCAGTCGGCTGTCAGCAACATCTACGACATTGGGCTGAATCGGGCCACCGGCAAGTGGGAGGTCAACTCCTCCGCTGTATGCAGTGTCCGGTTCCTTTTCATCTGAGGTCCCATGCAAGGTTGGAAGCCACTAACGATCCCGCTCGCGTCTGGGCTTGATGAGTCGGGCGACATGGCCGTGGCGTCCATGGATGCCATTGGCTTCCAGCAAATGGACAATGTGGACTTCGGGGTTAAGGGGTCACTCCGCGGCCGGCCCGGGGTGGTGCGTACAACGGGGTTTGCCATGCAGACCCTCAATACGCAGGGTGGCATCCTCTCTGGGGTCGCCTCCCCCGTTACCCTTGCGTCCACCGGCTACGCACCCACTACCTTGTCTAGGTATCGGGATCGCCTGGGGGAGCGGCCCCTCCTGCTTACGGCGGGGCGTGCCTTCACTTACGACCAGACTCATTGGGCTGACCGTGGCGCCTTTGGGTCTACGTCCGTTCTGCGTTCGACCTCCACGTACTCATGGGATCGGGGAAGGTCAGGGTCTAGCCGACTCGTGACCAATGCAGACTTTGTGGGATGTGCTGACAACTTCGGGCCAGCCAATCTATTAGACAACAACACCAAACAGACTGCAGTGCTGCTAGACAGCTCTGGGTTTAGAGACCAGCTGTCATCCAGCGTTAGCGTCGACCCTGCTCAGGGTAATAGCGCGCGCTGTGGCGCCGTCACTGCCCTCGTTTATGTGGCTCCGGGGTCCACCAATGTAGTCATGGTTCTTCGGACCGGAGACGTGCTTACCAAGGTCACGCTGGCCACTAACGGTCGCGACCCTGGCAGCGTTGCCGGCGCGATTCCTGTTGTGTGCTCCGACTATGGTGCCACGAACTTCTGGGTTGCCTACATTGATACCTCCGCCATCCCATCCACCCGCATCACAGTACTCCGGGTCGACACGACGGGAACTGTCCTAACTACAGGTACCTATACCCCTGGCGGGAATGTGACGTCCGTATGGTGCTGTAACAACGACAATAAGGACCGGTTAGTCGTTGTGGCGGGGACGTCCACGGGGGTGCACAGTGACGTATACAACGCGACCACCCTGGTAACAACGGCAGTCGCCATCCACCTAACTACCTATGTTCCATCGACTGTTGTGTGTGGAGCAGCAGAGAGCAAGGTGGCACCCGGCAACTGCTGGATCGCGTATACCACCGCGGATACGGCTGCCTATGCTGTCGGTCAGGGCTTCTTTATCTATACCCGTACAGTGACCACTGCCACATCCCAGGTGGCCTTCATCATGCCGTCCACGCGGTATGCCCCCATGTTCTCTACGGGGGCGGCATTTGGCGTCAATGCGGGTGGCAACCCTGACATTCGTATTGTCCACCAGCCGATCAGCTCCACAGGGGCAACCGGTGGCCGGGTATTGATGACGATCTCCTATAGCCCCGGCGTGGTCTATGCAAACACAGTCGGCAACACACTAGGTACATGGGTCACACTAGATCTTACTGACCAATGGCTAGGCTATGGGAACGTTGTTCTAAGCACCGGATCTCCGTCGGCGGTTGGTACTACCATTACACCTCCGATCGTTGCGCAGGGCCCAATTGACGGCACATATCCCCCGCCTTTTCCGTCGGCAGCAGTACGTCTATCCGCAAACACCTGGGCGTTCCCCACGCTTGATTGCAATGACATCTCCGCGGCTCCGCCCCAGACAACGCTTTACACGGTCTTTGCTACGGATGCAAACAAATCCCCCCTAGTATCTGTTGTAGGCGACGGGGGCTCTATGGCTATGAATGTGTGCACGCTTGGCCCTTGTCAAGTGGTGTCGGTGGGGGACGCCACGTTTATGGCCGGGTCAGCTATCTCGACCATTTCCGGGGGTACCTGCCGCCCGGCCACCTTCCTTGGCTATCCGGTTATCCGTTATGCGTCCCACACGGGCGCGTCGGGGTCTAGCGACTCCTACACCCTAATGACCGTCTGGAAGTATACGGATGAGAACGGGAATACCCATCGGTCGGCCCCCTCCCCGGCCCATACAATAACTGGGCTAAACACGGGAGACACAGCCACCTTCTCCTGTGCGGCGCCTCCTCCCCTACTTGGTAACCTGGGACCCGGCGGGACCACCTTCATGACTGGGCTAACGGTTATTACGGAGTGGTATGCCACGGACAAGAACCCAGATAACGAAGCCGCGCACTACCTTGTTGGCACCGGGCCCACATTTACGTTTACTGCCGCTGCTGCCAACACCGCGTCCCCCACCCTATACACGGACGGTGGTGGGTTTATCTCCACACCTGTGGGCGGTGGTGGTGGTCTAGCTGTCGTTGGGCGCAGGGTATGGACGTCTGACGGGTTACTTGTCTATGCCAGCAAGCTGCTTACCCCCGGTAACGCCCCTGCATGGTCGGATGTAGGCCCGCTTACAGTTACGCCACCTCAGTCGCACGGCCGGGTAGTGGCCCTGTCTACGCTAGAAGACAAGGTCGTAATCCTGTGTGAACGGGCTGTTTACGTCACGGCGGGCGAGGGCCCCGATGATGCGGGCAATGGGCCCGACTTTCTGGAGCCGGTAAAGATGGCCGAGGTGGGGTGCGCCGGACCTGCAAGTGTCGTGCAAACGTCCAAAGGTGTGGTATTCTGGGCTAACCTCCCAGCCAACACCGACGGCAACGTTGGTGGCCTGTGGATCTTGACAGGGCAGGGCCCTGCGGTCCAGGTCAGCTCCCGTCTAGTCGATGAGGTGGCCTCTAACGTAATCACGGCCCCCATTGTCACGTACGTACGCGAACGTGAGTTGGTCGCAGTGAACCTGACCAGTGGCATCTTGGTGTGGGACCTGCGGACTGACACCTGGTCCAAGTGGTCGTACCCCACGGCAGTCGACACGACCCCGTTGTGTATCGGCGGCGTGTCTGGGGTGCTCTGGGCCTGTAGCGCGGAGCCACTCAAGTTTAGTGGTACCCGCGGCACTGACATCGGGGCGGCCACGGTCGCCTACAACATGTCGTTTAGGTCAAATGAGATCCCGGCAAATGGCGCGGACGGCCTGGGGTGGGGTCGGGTTCGCTCGGTGAAGCTCTTGGGATCGATTGACCCGGCCCTCACTCATACGATGACGATGGAGTTGACCTACGACTCCGTAAACACGCTGACTACGGGCGTGATCACGGTTGCACCCCCTACAGTCACCACCTGGCCTACAACTAGATATGCGCCAGAGATTATGCTCGCACAACAAAAGTGCTCGTCGCTGTCTGTATACGCCACGGGTAGCGCCAATGCTGTGTGGACTGCACTAGAGCTACAAGTCAAACCCGGCACCGGACGTGCCCCTGCAAAGTGGAGAACAGCATGATTGGAGGCATTTATGGGTACCTGGGGTAATGTAGGTAGCGGCGCGGCCCTGGGAGCCACTATGGGCACGATGGTGCCAGGTGTTGGCACCCTTGTTGGCGCGGGGGTGGGCGGGGCCTTGGGGCTGGGCGCAAGTGCACTGTCTGCTCTGGGCATTGGGGGTGGTGATGACACCCCCCAATTGCAGGCCGATCCCTACGCAAAGTACTATAACGATCTGATTGCCCAGCTGCGCTCTAACAATGGGCCCTCGCTGGCTGCCCAGCAGTACAACCAAGCCAATCAGCAAGCCATCAACAACATGCTGATGATGAGCCACGGGCGTGGCGCGGGTGCTGCTCGCCAGGCCCAAATGGGCATGGGGCAAGCAGGTCAAGGCCTAGCCGCGGGGTCCGCCATGGCAGCAACCCGTGAGCGCATGGCCCAACAACAACAACTGCTGGCGGCCATCCAGGCAGCAAGCGGGAGCCAGTTCCAGCGGGATTCAATAAACCTACAGATGCGCAATGCAGCGCTGAGCCGACCCACCGACTTCCAGCAAGGCATGTCTGTGTTCGGTCAGGGCCTGCAGGGTGCTGCGATGATTAGTAGGGGGCAGCAGGACGCGGCACGTGCCGACGCGGAATCCCAGGCAAGGATTGATGAGTCCCATGCACGGGCGGAGGCCTTGCGCAATCAACGCGCTAGCGCCCTAGGGCCGGGTGTCTGATGCCAGGCCCGCTCGACACCGGCATGGGCCCCCTTGACCCACAAGCACCGCCCGTCGCCCCCGACGACACCAAGCAGCAAGCCCTAGCCGCGCTGGCGGCGCTTAGTGGCCACATCCCGCTGTTTAACCCTGCAGGCGAGCCCGATCCTGGCACAGGGTCCGACCCTGGCCTGGCACCCGTCGTGCCTGGCCCCAGTGGGTTCTACAGCGACAGCACCGGGCAGCTCTATGACCCAATGGGCGGATGGGGCAACTTCAATCCAGCCACGGGGGGCGCGTCCACGGGCATTGTTGACGGCCACTTCGGGCCACCCCCTGGGAGGGGGCTCGCGGAACCCGGAGCGCAAGGGGCGCCCACTTCTCAACAAGCTTCCGGGTCTCTTCCTCCTCCCTCTGCATCCCCCGCACCACCTGCTCCCCCTCCAGGTGCCGCGCCTGTTGCCCCCGCTGCGCCTACACCTCCAATGGGCAAGGACGGGTTCCCCGACCGCACGCCAGTTTTACTCCCTGAGCTGTCGCTGGCCGACCTGCCTATCCCTAAGACTGAGGAAGAGGCCAAGCACAATCAAGACCTGATTGCGGCTAGCGCTGAGAACGCCAAGGAGAACGCCCGTCGGTTAGCAGAGGCCGCAGCCCTGTCCAAGAACGACAGGGAGATGGCGGCGATGCAGGCGGATGTAGAGGAGCGCGCGAAGATCGACGCCGAGCACGAGAAAGCTGTAATTGTCGCACACACGTTGGCACAGCAAAAGACGGCCGAGCAGGTCAAGCAATACGACGCGGCCGTTGCCGCCAAGCCCGACCCAGCCCACTATTTTTCGGGCGAGGGTGGGGGGCTCCGACGCGTTATGTGGGGCATGGCGGTTGCGCTCCAGGCAATTGGAAACATGCGGAACCCGGGTGCCACAAACCAGGCCCTGGCCATGCTAGAGCGTGAACTCAACAATGACGTTGACCAGCAACTCAAGCAACAGTCGATCCAAATTGACCGTGCGAAGTTCGGGGTTGCCCAGCAGCGCGAGGAGAACCAGTACGAGGAGAGCAATGTAGAGGCTCGCTACCGAATGGTCCTCCAGCGCCAGCTTAGCCTTGCCGCCTATGCAAAGGCCAAGGCAGACGCACCCGGACCTTTGGATGCCAAAGCAGCGGCTGCTACGCTCCATGCGGAGTTTGCGACAAAAGCCATGGACACCGTGGCTAAGATGACAGAGGTCGCCACGGCTAAGGAGGTCAAAAAGGTCGACCAAGCCTTCGATCTCAAGAAGCAGTCGCGTGAGTTTGGCCACTCCGACGCAATGCAGCAGCGTACCTTCGAGCAAGAAGATCGGATGGCTCGGGAACGCCTCGGGCTGGGTGCCCAGGAGTACGCGGCCAAGAAGGCGATTGACGAAGTAGAGATCGACCCACAAGCCACTGGCCTCTCTATCCGCGATAGGAATGGCAACCTTCACCCTGCAGTTGTCGCCGACAAGGAGACACGCCTAAAGATCGGGGCCGACTTAGACACCATGTCGCGGCAATCCGATGCCGCTGCTCGCATCCTTGCCCGTGTTGACAAGGTGACGAAGTGGAGTGCAGTGCTTGGTAGAGACCCAGAGCTTAGGGGCGCCATCCTCGATTACATTATGCCCCAAATCAAGGACGCGTCGGGTAAGGCATTCACCAAGGAGGAGGTCAAGAATCACCTCGCTACCATCGGCGTAGCTGGATTTGGCGGACTAGGCAGTGTGTCTGACATATTGGGAGAGCTGGGTAGGGGCAACTTTACCGCCGACCTATCCCTCCTCAAGCGGAAGATGGCGAGTCAACAGACCGACGCCGAGGCCGCGCTAAAGCAACGGTACAATCTGAAGCTAAATGGTGGGGAGCTAAATTTCCGTCCACCCCCGCGCACTGCAAAGCTGCCTGATCCGCTGGATGCTGATGGATTTGTAGGGATCCATGGTGGCGCGGTGCCAGGGGTTGACCCCCTGCCAATGAACGCAACAGATGCCCGGCGCGGCTTCAACCAGGCCGGTGAGCCGATCCGCCAGACCGCTGCCGACTCTGTCATCAATGACAAGGTGATGGGCCTCTATGGCACCACCGACATGGCCCACCCCGAGCAAGGCAAGATCCTAACGGTAAAGGGAATTGCCGCCGCGGAGCCAGGTATGCGTCGGGACGTTCTACGCGCCCTCGAGGCGGCCGGGGACTTGACCCCCGAATCCAAGACTCGGGCTATCCAGCACCTCGAGGTGGAGATCGCCACGGCCAAACTAAAGTCGGAGGAGACCAGAGCAGACATCGTCAAATCAATCGCGGCCAAGGCCCTGCTAGACATGAAGTTGTCCCATGATGGGCCACCAAGCACGGGGGAAATCCTCGACAAGGTCCAGGGGGCGATGAACGTGCCGGCAGGTGAGCAGTCAGCCATTGTCCGCGAGGTCCGCGATGCAATCGACCGCCTGCAGGGAGCCAACGAGCCCATAACGAAGCCGAGCCAATTGCCACAAAGACCAGCAGCGCCATCTAAGCCGGTCATAGTGGATGATGGAGTGGCCACCGGGCATCGAGCGGGATTCCAAGCAGCACCATAGGTTCCTATGCCAGATAATGTAGACAAATCGGCGGCACTACTTAACGCAATTGGACCCCCTGCACCTGTTGCAGGCGACCCATCTGTGGGTAGTGATACGGATCCCACGGTATTGGTGTGGGACACGTCACTTAAGGCCCCCGTCAACATTGCGGCAAGCCAGTATGACGCTGCGCTTAAGAGTGGCAATTACGCCCCGATCCCTGGACAGGGCAATGCAAGCCTGAACTACCGGGGTGCTGTCACGTCCCAGCCGGCAGGGATTGCCCCTCTCAAGCTCGGCGGTGGCACTACGCAAACCAAGGGGGAGCGCGACTATGCTGCCCACTCTAGGCAGGACCGTCGTGACCGGCTAGACAATGCCAGCGGGTGGGGGCGGACATTCCTCCGCAACCTGACGCACGTAGCCAGCTTTGGGGCGGTTACCGACAATAGCGTGGATGCGGCCATTGAGGATGACGTCAACACATCGGGTGCGGTTGCTGGTCAGGCCCTCGGCTACTTCCTACCGGGTGCCCTTGAGAAGGTGGGCCTCGGGGCAGCCGCCAAGGCGCTCCCCCTTACACATGCAGAGCGGGCCCTCGCACGGGCAGCCGAAGCAGCTATCCCAGCAGCCCGAGCCGGGTCAAAAGCAGAACTGCTAACCGTTGCTGCCAGTGGCGCGCTCACCAATGCTGGCGTCGTTGCCGGGTCCGAGCTAACCAGCTCCGCGATCAGCAGTCTAACGAGTGACAAGCCCTTCGCTGCTAGCCATGCCACGGATACCCTCGGTACCGACCTCATCCTGGGTGGCGCACTCCCGGTTGCGGCCAAGCTACTGGGCAAGGCTGCCGGGGCAAGTGCACGGGCGATGGAGCGCCAGGGCATCCACGACCTAGGAAGCGATGCGTCAAAGGAGGCACGTGCCGCGTTCGACGACGCGCTAGATGTCCACTACCGTGCTGTCGAAGAGTACGGGCAGAGGCTGGATAAGTACCAGGTCTTGGATGCTGACGGACACCTACCTCCGATTAGCAAGGACCTAAACAGCGCGCGGGCCGCGGCGCTCCAGGACGCCAAGAAGGCCCAGGATGCCCTCCAGAAGATTGACCTCCATGAAGCGCTGAGCGCTGACGCATCGCCCAAGGACCACCTCAAGGCACGCAAGCTCCTGTCCGACTACCAGGCTAAGGTGGCAGCGCTTGGTGATGCCATGCGGCCGCATCCACTGGAGTTGCAGACCTGGAATGGGGCGCCCGGTGTGGTGGATGGCCCCGGACCGGCCCCTTCAGCTGACGTTAAGGTGGGCTCCCCCGAGGCCCCCTATCGTGACCAGCCCAACAAGGCGTGGGCTGATCGGCAAGCTAAAGCCGCTCGCAATCGTGTTATGGACGCCATTGAACGTGGCGAGATCCCAAACCCAGAATGGCTGCACGATGCCGGTATGCTGGGGGAGATGGGTGGCGGTAAAAAGGTACCTGACGGCGCCGTTGTTGGGTCAAAGACCGAACCATTGCCGCCAGAGGGCAGTGTAAGCGACGCTACCAATTCGGGCAGGAAGCCAGTTGCTAAGGAGCCGGCCCCCGCCGGTGGTGGCGTGCAAGATCCCGCTCTGGCACCTACCATGCCAGACATGCGCCTGGCGGACACGGTGCGCTTACCGGGTATCCCGGAGCACTGGCGCGGGGAAGCACATGCGGAAGCTGGCACGGATGGGGCTGGCGCGGCGGAAGCTGGCGCGGCCCAGGACGTCGACCCCCACTACCAGCTACCACGCAGTGAGCTGGATATTATCAGAAGCCGGCCTGAGTACCTGGAGGCGCTAAGCCCGGAGCAGACGTCTGCTGGAAAGAAAGCGGGTATACCCAGATCGGGTGACGCAATCACCAGTGAAATGAAGGTACACACGGTAAGTGCAGAGAGCATTGCAAGGCGCGGCTACTCCGAGCCAGAGGCAGGGTTTGATAGTGGCGTACGGCTTGAGAAGGCTAGGCAAGCAATTAAGGGGGGACAGCGCGATCCTATACAGATTGCAGTCGGACCCGACGGGTCCCTCGAGGTAATTGATGGTAGGCACCGGCTCCGGGCGGCAATTGAGCTGGGTAAGGACGTTAAGGTTGTATACGTAAAGGGGTCTGCTGCCGGTAAAGGGTCGGGCCTTGTGATGCACGGCTCGAAGTCCGTGCCTGGCCTACATGAAGGGTCCGGGGGTGAATTGGCCTCGCGGCTAGCTGAGGCCGATGCAGCCGGCATGGAGGCAGAGAGGGCCCGGGATACTGCGTCTAAGCAGCTGTACAAGGCCGATCAGGTAAAGGCCAACAAAGCTGCTGATAAGGCGGACAAGAAATTTGAGGCAGCCAAGGTCCAGTTTTACCTGGCTGCCGGCGTACCGCGGCCCCCAAACCCCATGGCGGCTGAGTACATGCGGGCGGCAGAGGCTGACCATCCCGCGTTTAAGGTTGCAGCAGAGACGCAACATGCCGTCGCCCGGCTCCACAAGGTGGCAGGCGAGCAGATGACCCACGCGTCCGCTCTCGAGGTAGCCGAGGGTCTAGGCGCCAAAATTGGAGACGCGGAATCCGTACTAGCCCAAAAGGCCGGCCAACTCTGGGCTGTTCGGCAAGTCCCCAGCGTCGTGGCAGAGGCAGCCCGCGGCGCCAAAGTGGGTAAGGATAGCCATGATGGGGTCCGTAACCTGCTGGTCCGTCGGTTAGCCGCCCGCGCGGGTGGCAAGGTTGGTGCTGCCGTTTTGGGTGGGCCCGGCTGGATCGTCGGATCGGCCTTGGGCGGCGCGGGCGGGTTTTCCAGTGCGGTTGCTAAGGCACACAAGGCCCTGGTCAACGTGGCGGCCAAGCTGCTCAACCCGACATCGGCCCGTGTCCTTGCCCGTACGATCGCGTCCATGTCGGAGGACAAGGCCTACAGTTACGACGGTACGCCGCCCACCAAGGACGTGGCAGCCCGCATCCAGCAGCTGCACATGATCGCCGCAGACCCCGCTGCGGCCCGTGAACGCATTATGAGCGCGCCCGGGATCCAGTCCCTTATGCACGCGGACCCAGAGGTTGGCGGGTTGGTGGTCGACAACGCACTCAAGCGGGCACAGTACCTGTCCATCTCAGCGCCCCACTACCTAATGCAGGCGTGGGGGATTACGCCCCCAGCGGCGAGCGAGGTCCGGCGGTTCAAGCTCAAGGAGCGCTGTGCCAATGACGCCGGGTATGCGCTACACCTACTTGAAAGTGGCGTAGTCACCCCGGACGTAGTTGATACAATTAGGGCTTGCCATCCCGAAGTGGCCAGCATGCTAAACGAGACGCTGCTAGCCGACCCGGATACCCTGATGTCCTTGCCACGGGCACGGCTCAAACAGATTGAGCTGATCACGGGCGTCCCGCTGACTCCCACGGCCGACCCTGCAGCCGTGGCCAGGCAGCAAGCCCGGTCCCAATTGAGCGTCGCAAATGCCCAGCTGAAGTCCCAGCCTAGCACCTCAAGTGGTGGCACCAACCCCCAACCCTTCTCCGGTCCACCCCTACCTAGCCAGGCCATTGGCGGCAGAGCCCCTGGCAACTAGCCCCCTAGCCACCCTAGCCACCCTGTGCCCCTTGGGTCCCACTCCCAACATAGTCACCCCGCGTCATAAATCAAGAGGTCCTCAACATGTCCCAGTTCAATAGCATCCCAACTCGCATCTTCGGTGGTGATCCACTCGTCCCAGCCAGCCCCTCTAACCAACGGGTGCCCGAACTGCTGACTGCCACCACAAGCCGCAAAATCAAGGGCCCCCAGAGGGTGGGCCACTTCTGCTACCACGCGCAGGTGGCCGCAGGGACCACGCCAGTAGGTACGCTGACGGTGTGGTACTCCAACCTACCCAACCCGGACGAGACGTCGGATGCCGACTGGGTGCAAGATGCCTCGATCGCATCCCTGGACCTTAGTGTTGTCGCCAATACCTTTATCAACGTGGGTAATGTGTTCGCGGAGTACATCCGGTTCAAGGTGACCCGGACTAGTGGCACGATCAGCCTCATCCTGCACGCCAAGGTGGAGGGCGTGTCGGTGTGATTGGTACCCGATCAGGTAGCTCCCTATCCATCTATGGGCCTAAGGTGGGGAGCGCGACGGACGACGAAGCGGCCAGCGGCGGTGGGCCTACGGCAACGCGGGATGCCACCTCCAATAGGTTCACGCCCCTGACCGCAACGGAGTGGACCAACATCGGCTTGGTCGCCCCCACAGGCCTGTGGCTCTGTCAAGAGGCGTCCGGCAATGCTACCGACGTGATCGGCGGCCTTGTCTTGACTGCCGCGGGTACGCCCATCTACCAGCAGGCGGCGCCCACGGGATGGTCGCGAGGTGGCTGGGGGTTTAGCCAGATCGCATCCCAGCGGTTCGCGGCTGCAGCTGCAGTCGGCCCGAACCCGTCCACGACGTCCATCATGTTCTGCGCCTATGTCAATATCAAGGCAGAGGCAGGGACTCGGATGATCATGGGCGGCGGAATTAACACCACGGAGATGACGTCAGCGCGTGTGACGATCACGCCGCGAATGCAATGTCTGACCGTCAACGTAGCTTCAACTGGACCTGCAGCGGATCCAACCGCGGTGGCTGGGTATCAGCTGATCTACGTCAAATACGACCGTACCAATAGCGCCAGCGTCGTGTACACCGAGCAGGAGAAGCTGGTCGGCACCTATGCAGCCGGCGCCACGGACGGCCAAAAGGGGTTCGGCGGCGTGCTCGGGAACAGCTTTACGGGCGGCATCTGCCTGGCCTGGATGCGCACGGGTGCCAGTGCAGAGATGAGTGACGCAGCAGTCAAGGCTGAGATGCAAACCCTTGGCGCCACTATCCCCTGGACGTGATTTATGGGCCAAAAAGCCAACACCTTCATCAACGACCTACTCAAGCTAATCTTTAACAATACCAACATTGCAAACCTAGGTGACGCAACGGGCGTGCGTGGCAGCACTGCAGCTGGCAATCTGTACGTCAGTCTGCACACTGCCGACCCTGGCGTGGGTGGCTCGCAGACCACTTCCGAGGCTGCCTACACGAGCTATGCCCGCGTGGCGGTTGCGCGCTCCACGGCGGGGTGGACCGTAACTGGACAGACTGTGACCCCCTTTGCTGCCATTACCTTCCCGGCCGGCACGGGCGGTGGCGAGGTCTGTACCTTTGCTGCTGTCGGCCGCGATGCATCCGGCGCGGGTGAGGTGCTCTATCGAGCGGCCCTCACTCCCTCTATCACCACGGGCAATGGGATCACTCCTAACATCCCGACATCTAGCACAATCACGGAGTCGTAAACATGGGCGTTCAAACGTTTCCCCAGGTCCTTGCCGTCGGTAAAGTCGACGGCCCGACGCTCACCGCTGCCGCTGCGGCATCCTGTATCCCGACGCCGGAGAAGCTGACGTTACCAAACAACTATTGGTATATCGGCCGGACGTGGCGGCTCACGATGCACGGTCGCATTTCGACGGTCATCACGACGCCGGGCACCGCGCGGTTCGATCTGCGCATTGGCGCTGTCGTCGCGTGGGACAGCCAGGCCATCCTACTCGATACTGTGGCCGGCCACACCACAATGCCATGGGTGCTCGAGGTATTGCTCACGTGTCGGGCTGTCGGCACGGGCACGTCGACTCAGCTGTTTGGCGTCGGCAAATGGTCCTGCGAGGACATCCTCGGCACGCCGGCTACGTCGCCAAAGGGTTCACTCGTCGCAATGCTGCCATGGAACGCTGCACCGGCGCTCGGCACGGGTTTTGACAACACGGCGCTGAACACGGTGGATGTGTTTTTCACGCAGACCGCGGCGACCGGATCGCTGACCGTTCATCAGTACCTCCTCGAGGAGCTGACGTAACGTGCCCTCGTTCCCGTTGCAGCTGCAGCGGAGGCCGCCGGGTCGTGCGCCGGGTCGTGCGCCTGGTCGTCTAAGCATCGTCGTAACACCCAAGGGTGCCGCGCAGTTCGTCGTGTCTGGCCAGTCGGTTGACTCTACCGGGGCGCCGTTGGCGTCGTGCATCGTCAAGCTGTTCCGGGTAGGCGACGATTCGCTTGTCGCAACCTCGACGTCCGACGGGTCGGGCAACTACTCGTTCACCCTGCCGGCCAACTCGGGAACGTTCTACGTCGTGTCGTTCAATGCTGCGGGCACGCTAGCCGGCTGCACCCTACCCGGTATCGTGGCGGTGTAGCTTATGGCGAACGTCGTCCTCCGGTCAGGAGAGGCGAACCCGAATAACGTCAAGCTGACCGATGGCACGACGTCGGGTGGCTCAACGGTCTCGGCTACATTCGCTACCACAGGCGACTCAACTACAAGCTTCGTTGGGTCGGCCGTTGCTACCGGGGTTGCCGTTGCGGCGGGGTCGGCAGCGGCTGCCTATGCGGGGTCTGCCACCGCAACCGGTGCCTTGGCTAGCGTAGGGGATTCTACTGCCACCTACGTTGGATCAGCTGGAGCAACGGGCGTGGCTGTGGCGTCAGGGTCAGCATCTACTAGCTACGTAGCAGGCACCACGGCAGCTGGCGCTTACGCGGGGACTGGCGTTGCCACTACAGGCTTCCTGGGCCTCGCCACCGCGACAAGCACGGCAGTATGGACAGGCGATTCATCGGCCAGCTGGGTTGGTGCGTCAACTGGCGGTAGCACGATTGTTAGTGCAGCAATGCGGTCCGAGGGGTCCGCCTTCTCCTGGTACACCGGCGAGTCATTAACCACTAACCCAGTAATGGACACAAGCGTGGCAGCAATCATCCGACCCTCCTATTCCGTTCGCGACAACGGGATCCCTGTGTTTACTGTGCGTGGATGGACGTCTGCCCTTGTGCCCCTTGCGGGCGGGGGTTGGCGGTTCATTACCCAGGCCGCCGTACTCCACGACCCGAACCCAACGCAATGGACACTTGTCAATCTGGACACGGGCACATACACCACCTGGGAACCTCCCGTCGATGTGATGAACGACAAGTTGGCAAGTACCTCTACGGCCCGCACCCACCAGGCGCTCACCTACAAGAACCAGCTGCGCGCCAGCAATGGACGCATCTTCTTCCCAGAGACGCAGAACAACTTCGCCTACTACGACCCCGCTGATGAGACCATGCATCAGTTGCCGTTTGTGGTGGACCTCCCCAACACTACGGTAATCGGCGGGCTCCACGTCCAAACGGATGCGGTGTTCTACTCCAATGTGTTTGCCCAGAATGGCAAACTCTATAGCGGCACTCAGTCTAGTCACTACGTGGTAGGCCCTGCCGTTGTAGAGACGGACCCGGTCACCCTAGCTCAGCGAGTAGTGGGCCATGTAGGTACTACCCATACACTCAGTCTATCCTATGCCTACGACATGGCTGCCGATACCTTCGACGGCTGGATCTACGTCGTGGTGGGCCAGTCCCCCTGGGAGCTAGTGGCGCTCAACATCGCCACGGGTGTGCAAACGTCCTTGCACATCAACCCGTCGACAAGCATTATCAAGCTGCGCTACTTGCCCGAAGGCATTGTCGCCGACTTCGCGACGGGCGGCGTGGACTCATGGTGGTGCATCAATGGTGTCCTGGCGCAGAAGTACGTAAACGGCTACCTGCCGGGGTCGCTCACCTTCACGACCCGCAGCGTCACGCCAGCCAGCAATCCGCTTGTCCTTCCTCCCAACATCGACGACTCCGGTGGCGTCCCCCAGGTCAAGTGGCAACCCAACGGGTCGGACCCCGTCAACGACCCCTGGACGACGGTGCTCTACACCACGTCCAACCAATCCCCGGCCAACATCGAAAACATCACAGCCATCCCCGGCGGTGATGTCATTGGGACCACGGACCAGTACTCGGGCATCTTCCGTTATAGCCCGGCCACTGACTCCCTTACCTGGTACGGCGTCCTAAACGGCACGTCCCAGATCTCACAGGGGGCACGGCTGGTCACCCCCGATGGCAACCTATACATGTGCGGCTACCCTAATGGGCGCCTACTACGCTTTAATCCCAACGCGGCCTATGTGCCGGGGGTTAACCCTGTCCTGGTCGGTAGCTACACGTCATCCGGCGTCAAATACAACTACCACCTAGCCTATAGCTGGGCGACCAATCGGCTTTATGCGTCTGGCCGACGGGAGCGTGAGGGCGTGGGGAGCGCGATCGGCTACAACAACGTGGGCACGGGTGTATTTGCGGGAACCAACACGGGTCTCCAGTTCCTGGACCCAAGCGGGCTGGCGGTACTGGACGGGATTGGCCGTGTAGTTTTGAGCGGCAACCTTAATGGTGGGGTGGGTCAGCCGTCCGAAGCCCAGCTGGTCATCTACAACCAAGCGCTCACCGAGGTGGACCGCCAAACCGTGGTGCCCGGTATGCAAGATACTGGCTACCTATTTACGTGCCAGACCGGAGAACTGGTGTGTGGAATCACGCTATCTGGGTTCATGTACGTCCAAAACATCAGCAAGCGCCAATTAGTCAAGGCGCTGCAACTGGATGAAACGGTGGAGCCGTCTCCCTTCTTCGGAGCCAAGGCCGCCTACCAGGACCCACTCGCCCCAGGTGCCCCTATCTACATCGTCATTGGTGGCAACATCTGGACTGTGCAGCCGGATTCCCTTGCGATGGAACCTGTCGCACCTTTCCCCACCAGTGGGTATGCACCCGTACCCACCGTGCTGACCGTGAATGACAACACCATCTATGGTGTAACCGATACCAACCTATTCAGTCTGTTCCGCCAAGTCCCTCCCCACCTGTGAGCCCCCGTGGAAATTCCCAACCTTGACCAATTGAATGGCCTGTCCGGCATCCTCGGGCTCGTCAACGGCCTTCTCCTGTGGCCCATTGTCCGCTCCCTCAAGGACATGGCGGCGAAGTCGGATAAACGCCACGCGGCCACCGAACATAGGGTCCGCCTCCTAGAGGCCAAGGTCCTGCGTCCTCGTAAGGCACCCCGTAAGACCTCCCGCAAGGCACGGACCAAATGAACTGGGCCCCGTGGCTGGCCGCCAGCGTATCTGTGCTTGTAGGCACACTAGCTGCCTTGTACTATAGATGGAGGCTAGGCGTTGTTAGTGGCCAACTGGCTGCAACCCTTGACGCCCAGACGAAATTGACGGCAGCAACGGATGCGCTGGCGCTACGGGCCACACAGGCCGAGGCTGCCCTAGCTAGGCGCCAATTGCAGGAGCGCGACAATGATGTACAAGCTACGACTGGCATTACTGGTAATGGGGCTGCTAATTTGCTTAACCAGCTGCACGGAAGTCCAGCGGGTCCCCGTAGTCCTGCCCCACCTAACGTGCCCACTGCCGCCCCTGGGGCCATTCCCCCCGCTATCGGCTTCCGGCCAAGGTGACACGGTCGTCCTCCCCGCATCCGAGGCCGCTGCCGTCTGGCTATGGGTCCGGGATGCACAGCGCTGGATGGAGATGGCCGCCACATGCATCGACTACCAGGACCAGCCGTGATCGCCGTCACTCTGCTCCTAGCCATTACTGAGCCTGAACCCATCGCCCAGTCCAGGCTGGACATTGCCCAGATCGTAGCTGACCTCACATTCCCTGGAATGGAAGTGACGTGGGAGATTGCGAAGTGCGGGCAGGTCAATGCATACTATCAACCAAAATTGAAGCACCTTGTTGTCTGCAGAGAGCTTGTAGAGTACAGCCCTTGGCTCGCTCGGTTCGCTGCCGCCCACGAAATGGGGCACGCGATGGTGCGCCAACTGGACCTCCCCATTACCGGGATGGAGGAGATGGCCGCCGACGAGGTGGCCGCTCTGGAGCTATGTATATTTAGTGACCACTGCATGGACCTCGCCCGGACGGCCGACTACTTCTACACGTTGGATGGTGAAGAGTTGCCGGCCGACCCCCACCCCTCCGACCGTCGCCGCGGCATCACCCTTATGCGCCTCTATCTAGACCCAGCCCCGCTCGTCCATACGTGGGGCCGCCTGCTCGGGATCACCGGAGTTAAGTAATGGCGTGGTCGCGCGATCGACACCTAGCCCGCTGGGCTGCCTTGTACTCAAACCAGACGCCTGCCGAGGTGGCCATCGAGCCAGCCATCGCGTCGCTGGGTATCCCCTACCGGACCCAACACCCCATCTGGTCGATCAGCGCCTTCGCCGACTTCGCCCTGCCCACCTTGCGCGTCATCCTGGAGGTGGACGACAAATCCCACAATCAGCCGGCCAAGCGCCGGGCCGACGCCGAACGTACAGCCAAGCTCAACCGCCTGGGGTGGCGTGTTGCGCGGTGCACGAACGAGGAGGCAATCCTCGATCCCTATAAAGCTCTCTCTTCTATGCTCACTTCTCTAGGAATCAAACACTCAGCCACGCAAGGAGCCACATGCTTACTCTGACCAACCTCGCCCTCGTTCTCTCTGCACTT